GCAAACCATTCATTTCACGCTCAATACCAACAGCTTCGTAATACTCTAGCTTGGTTTTCTTGTCCCAAGCGTAGTAGGCATTCTTTAGAATAGAACGTCCGAGAGGATTGTTACGTTCAGAGTCAGTGCGGAAATGTAAGAGTCGTGAATAAGGAATCTCGATCTCTGTTGTAGCTTTAGGAGTGAATCCTGCTAGATTAGCTGGACACTGTTTGATTTGATCAAGATTACCTCGTTCATCAAACTTAAAGCCAGAGATTGTTTTCTGTGATCGGGAAGGAAAATCTTTCCAGATGAAATTCCCTTTATACACTTTGTACGTGGGTTCGTGAAAAGAGAAACCGTACTCGATGAAAGATAATATATCAGCCACCACCTGATCCCACGACCGTGCCATTCTCATGAATAGTGCGTCACGGATAATCTCGGCTGTAGCTTTATCTTCATCAGAAGCGTTGACACCACCAACTGGCTCAATATCCCATTCCACCTTACGAATGTACTGCTTGATCATCATAAGGGAGCCGGAAACCAGCGGATCAGATTTCATCTTGTCGAATGTTGTTAGAGAATGAGGCCAGCGTAGTTCTGGTGCTAATTCATCATCGACAATATTCTTTGTGGTGTAACGTAGTCCGGTTCGTCCAATTTCACGAGGAATTGTGGCTCGTTTATCTGCCATTGTTTCCTCCGAAATAAGTTGGGGCGAATAAGCCGCCCCGTTCGATTGATTACATAGTAGAGATATGATATGTACGTGTCAATAGTTTGACACTATTTAGTTTAAAGTGTCAAGTTTTTGACGGGATTGTTTTGGCTAGAACATTCTGCTTGCAAACTCGTTCATTTTGGTTAGGGATGGGATTTTGAATTTTTCTGGCAAAGATTTTCCAGAGGTCAACCAGTTGTAACCATCGGATGTTGCATCTACATACATTTTGTTAAGATTGGTTCGTTAGACCAACCCCACTCTCATTTGCGAAGGTGTATAGGCCCATGCTTGGTCATACTCTTTACAGCAGCGGCTGACTTGTTCTCACTGTCTGTTACAAACATGCACAATTCTTTTGAATATACCTTGTTACCATCTACTTTTAAATCTTTGTCTAAATTGTACTTAGTACCGGTAGTGTGTCCCTTGAGCCACATGTGAAAGTTTTCCAGTTGCGCTATATCCTCTAAGAAATTAGCAAAACAGTGCCATCTTGCATCTACAGTAACTCCACGCTGTGCGTATGTACCGTTATCTTTCTCGCAATAGCATCGTTTCATCATATTACGCCACAACTGTTTGGCTTGCTTCCAATAAGGAAAGTCTCGCTTATCAAACTCACCTAAGAACCCTACTCCATATATTGTCTTATAGTAGGGATCCTTAACCTTCCCTGCTCTAGCGTTATCTATATTAACTGTGGTTGTGTAACCAGTTTCATCAAACTGTATAACGCATTGCTTACCAGTACGTTGTAGAATGGTAAACCAACCAGTTGTGTTCGATTGATGTCGTTCACTCAGGATATGAGTTGGTTGCACATACTCAACAGTGGGATCCTTAACTTTCCCATTCTTGACGTTATGCACAAGTGCCTTTCTGACATAGCCCGTGTTCAGAAATTTCACAGTCAGTACATAGCCTTCCTTTTCGATTACTTCTACATCACCGTAACAATTTGTTTTAAAGATTTCACCTATCATAGAAATTCTCCTATGTTAATTTGAGAGTGCTGCATGTCACCATACAGTTCAGACTATATCACACCTGACTTTTACAAGTCAAGCCCCACCGCTTCCACTCACTTGAGTGTACTTCCTTTCGGAATAGTCGTTGAACCTTCCTCTAAAGAGGCTTGGCTGCTGATTGTCTCTTACATTCGCAAGAGATGTCCCAGCAATTCAATGGGTTTATTGACGACCATGTTTGTTAATCGTCATGTTGCCTTTTTCTATCGGGATCAAAATTCTCCAACTGAGTAATATACTTGTCGTTCCAATCCCCTTTCACAATCCTAACCATATTATTCTCTGCCGCATTAGAGAAGCCGGAGAATCGTTCAAGTTTACCTTTACGTGTCTTAAACTTCTTGACCTTATAACCCATCAAGACAAGAGGTTGTGCATAGTGTTGATACGCGATAATTCCGGCTTGCCCAGCGTCTTGGGGTAAGCCAATTGCAACACCTTTACCGTCATACTCAGCAGTATCTTGGATCAGTTTCATCACGCCAGCAGGTCTTGCTAACTCCTCTTTTGCATTGATGATGTAGATATATCCATCTTCACCAAGCCCCATCAATACTCCAGCAGTCCAGTCAGGGTCACTGTTTATTTCACTCTTGACGGAAGCTGCTAGGTCATACGCCCTAATGACACGCTTCATCTTAGGCAGATCTTTCCTATCAACGTACTCTATCCATTCACGTTGGAAATATCCAGCGCCCTTAGGTGAGACATTCCAGCAACAGTAGAGCAATCGCTCCCTAGCAATACGGCCCATGTTCTTGAGGGAAGGTAGATAGCGAGGCTGGGCAACCATTAGAACAGGATTGTCTATGATACAACTTGTGATCGCTGTGAATGATAATGGCGCACAGTCGAAGCCATATTGTGCCTGTAAATCCTCTGGACAGTCCGCCCATATCAACCTACCATCATCATCTGTTATAAAGTATCGTTTTACACCACTCGCTTCCTCAATTGGATATCCATATTCATCAATGTAGAAGCCTTCAAGGAACTCGTGTATCCATCCGCCAATAGTCTCTTTTGGGGTTGGGTTCATAGTGGCCTTAACTGCTGCATCCACCTCAGCATTAGAACGCAAACGAGACAGCATGAACATAAAGCTATCTTTGTCAAACGTATGCAATTCATCATAGTAAATTCGGGCATATTCGAGGCCAGCATGGTTCGCTTCGGCTGTTGCCAGACCATGCTCTAGGTGAGAATACCGAGCCGTAGCACCGCTAGGCCATATATACATCAGATCATTGATACGCTTCTCAGCACCAAGTCTCTCATAAATACGTCCAGCTTTATTGAATATACCACCAGCACCTTTCAATGACTTGGTAGTTCTTCTGAATGTGATAGATTCATAGTTTGGGTCATTTACGTGCTGGAGCTGGTCAAGCACCATCGCTTCCGACTTCCCTGTCCCGCTACCTCCAATAAAAAAGGTAATATCTGCGTCAGACAGTATAAACTGCTCTTGTTTGCCGGGTATTGGTCGTATTACATTAGGATCTTTCCAAGGACTTATATCAAAATCACTGTAGTCAACATTATTTATCCTTTCAACAAGATCTCGTCTAGCTTTTGATTTCCTGTTAAGGTCAGACTCTGTGGCATCTAATATACTCACACTAGATTCTTCATCACTCATTTTGAACCTCCCAAACGAATTTAGCCTCCTGTTCTTCATCCGAGTCTACAAGTTCAGGATGCCGTTCTAGGTATTTATCTACACCGTCACGCTCAATCTCAAGGATTTCATCATCTGTAGCTTCGATCTGAACAGCCTTCTTGACACTGGGGATATACACCTGCAACTGATTACGCTTACCCTCTTCATGATCCGATGCAACTCGGTTAGGTTCCCAGTCACCATCATTACCAATCTCAACTGGCTTCAAATTCGGCACCAGTTTATCAGTCAGGTAACGGGCTATGCTTAATTTCTGAGCCAGCGTCACCTCTCTAGGGTTCTTCACACCAAACTTCCGCAACATACCGACGTCACCTGATACGGTTGCCACCAAGAGTTCGACAGGATTTGTACCCATGCTATCACAGACACTTTTAATCGAAATCCTGCTGCTGCCACGAGGCCTCCCCTGAGGATTGCCTCCCTCACCGTCTGTCCATTTCAGATTACCCCGCGCCTTACCATTCACCTGATCAACGGCAAAATTCAGCACCTTAGGATCTCGCGCATTCTTCGTGAAATAAATCCTTCCGTCAGGATATTCTGGATACTTGTCTGTGGGCGGCATTCGTGCTTGCCACCATTGCTCACCTTGCCAGAAGATAAACTTGCTGATAACGTCTTTACTAAGACCCATCTGCTTACCTACATCCATCTCTTGTGTTGTGATGTTGTCAGGGAGTTCTTCTGGATAAATATGATTCTTTTTCTTTGTCATCTTTTTAAAACCTTTTAAACCCTTTTAAAAAAGAAAGCCTGCTGGACACTCTCTGGTGAATATCCGAAACAGGCTTGTAGGAGGAAATGTATGCTTGTTATATTGAATGCACAGGAGGATGTGCGTTGGAGGGAATGTTATAAAACACCATTAGCTGGCTTAGTAGCCCTACCAATGTCTTAAGACATCATTAGTGGAATCTCTCAAGTTGATGTGCTGAAGACATCGGAGGAATAATATCAGCAGCACTCCACCTACCACTATCGCTTCTACAGTGCGTTCCACCTAAGCCGTAGCACTGGAGCATTGCCACACAAGAGAGATTCCCTGATAATGTCTTTGAAGAATGGT